CCCGATTCCGCTGGTCGTGCAGTCGGGCGGTGCCGCACCTCCACCGACAGCGGCGCGAGTCCCGGCGCGTCGTAGTCTGCGGTGGAGGTGCGGACAGATCGCAGCCCGTCACCGCTGCGAAAGTACAGGTCCTGGTTGACCGCGACGACGGCGTTCGCGCCGGCGATGCCCCGGGTGGGCAAAAGCACGGTCTGGAACCCGACCTCGCCCCAAAGGTCGCGCTGGGTGATCTGGGTCTTGAGCGTGTAGACCGAGGTTTCGCAGCCCACAACCAGGGCGCCCTGGCCGCTGCCGGTGTCGACCACCGGGAGAACCGCGAGGGAGCGGACGGGAGAGGGGAAAGAGAAATCTCCGCCGCCGGAGAGGCTGTAGGTTTCGGTGAACTTGAGTTCGGATTGATGCTCCGGCTGGCGGATGTCGCCCAGCCTCACATCGCTGCCGGAGTTCACCACCACGGCCAGCCGGCCGTTGCCGTAAGCCATCGCCCGGCCGACCGGGACCTCATCGCCCGTCGCCCGGCGGAACTCGGCGCCGTCGTAAACGAACGGGCGGGACTGACCGTCCTGCATGACGATCGAGCCGGCGGTCTCGCAGAACCACACCCGCGGCATCTTCGATGAGTTGCGCGTGGTCGTGGTCGTCTTTTCGGTCGCCACCCAGGTCCGGGGGTTCACCGCGTAGACCTTGCCGCTCAACGAGACTAGGATTTCGGACGTGCCGGAGAAGACCGAGGCCCCCTGCATGAGACCGACCGGCAACGTGGCCCGCTTGACGAAGCGCGGGCGGGACCTCACCCGGCCGCCGCGCGTCGAGACGTTGCGAAGGAAGTGTACTTGCTGCTCACCGAGCAGCTCGGGCTCCCGGCCGCGGTTCATCCCGTCGACGACCGTGGCCTGGGTGTCTGCGAGCCATCCGTCAGTCGTCGGCATCAGTAGATGTCGTTGCGTTCGCTCATCGATGCGACGCGGGTCACATTGACGGGAGCCGGATTGCGGCGAGCGCGATAGAGTCCTGCCTCGTCCTTGAGAATTTGAGCGGCAGTCTGGTAGGCCGCCTCGCTCGCTTGGAGGTCGCCCTTGTCGAGGAATGCGACCGCCTTCACCCCGAGCCGCAGCGCGTTTAGGTTGGTGACGTACAGCTCGTCGGTGTCCTGCTCGATTTCAAACAGACGGCGACGCACGATAGCGTCCACCATCTTGGTCTTGTCGTCGGCGATTTCGGTAAAGCGGTAGAGCCGGAAGCTCGGGTTGCGGTCACGCGGGCGGTAGTCGGCCCCGACCGTCTCGTTTCCGAATCGGTCAACGAACGTGAGCACCACATCGCCGGCCGTCTCGGGCTTAATCACCCGGGTGATTCGCGACCACTCGGCGGTCGCCGTGGCCTCGGGGAGAGCGTAGGAAACGGTTTGAGAGAGTCCGTTGACGTCAAAACCGTGGACGACGACGCTCCCGTTGTCGGCGCCGTTGGTGGACGCAATCTTGACCGCCGCGCCGCCGGGGCCGACGTAGGTCGGGTGCTCGCCCATATCGAGCCCGTACTGACACCACTCGTTTTTGATGTACGGTCCGGGGCCGTACTCGAGGAACTCGAACCACGGTGGTTGGATTTCAACCGGCTGGCGGTCAATCGCCGTGTGAACGATCGCCTCGTATTGAGTCGGAAGCGCAACCACCCCGCCGTACTGGCGGAATTTCAAGCGGGCGTACTGGAAAGGCCACTCGCCCATCGTGCAGAGGCGCTCCTGGGCCAGGTTGACCGCGACCTTGAGCCGGGCGTCGTCGACGACAAGCCCGGTCTGCCCGGCAACCCGGCGCAGCTCTTCCTTCACGTCGCCGTAGGTGCGCTTGATCATGGGCGGTTACCAGTTGAAGAACGTGACGTCCAATTCGTAGCGGCAAGTGACGTTCGCCGCCACCGCCCCGTTGGCGTCGGCCGGAGCGACATAGAACTGGATCATCGACGTCGGAGAAACCCCGGCGAGCTTGCGGGTCGAGTCGATCACGGCGCGCTGGTACGAAGTGCCGCCGGCCTCGGAATACGCGGAGGCGAGCGGCTGCGCGGCGCCGCCGTTGACCTTGCAGTAGAGGAGTATCGGCCCCTGGTAGCCGATGAGGCGGCCCTGGAGCTGCACCAGCAGGTTGTTACCGCTGTCCGGGCAGAACGCGGGCGCGTTGCCCGAGCGCCAAGAGACATGCCCGGGACCGTAGGCGGTGACCGGCGTCGGCTGCGAAAAGGAGAACGAACTGCCGGCGGTGAAAATGAAGTTGTCGGCGAAGCTGGTGCCGAATTCAGTCGCCCGGAAAAGGCGCGACTGCAACGAAACCGCCGCCGTCTTGTGGTACAGCGGATGAAACAGCGCGCCCGCGTATCCAAGATTCACCGACGCGATGTCGCCCGCGGTGATTTTGCCGGCGTCCAGCGTTGAGATGTGCGCGTTGGTGATCGTTCCGTCCGCGATGTTCGCGGAGTTGGTGATGATCTGGTTGGTGCCGACCTTGTCCGCGGTGACGGAGTTGACGCCCAGCTTCTGGGCGATGATCGTGCCGTCGACGATCATGGTCTGGCCGTCAATCTGGCCGACCAGGTCGCCCGAGGCGATCGCCTTGGTCCACGAACCGCCGACCCGGCGGTAGAGTTTCCCGTCGGTCTGGAGCCAAACGAAGTCGCCGTCGGAGTAGCCGCTGGTCGGGAGGCTGTTGACCTTGACGATCGGGCGGATGCCGGTGCCGAAGTCAGAGAGCGCGAGTTCGCGCTGCGCGACCTGCCATTGCGTCCCGTCCCATCGATACATCTTGTAGCCGTCGTCGGTATCGAACCAGATGTCGCCGACGCGGAGGGTGTTGGTGACCGCGGAGGGCGCCGAGGTGGAATACCAGTTGCGGTTTCCGCCGGGAGCCGATTCGAGAGCGGTGATGCGGGAGTTGAGCCCGTTGGTGATGCTGGTGTCCTGCACCATCACCGCGCCGACGGAAACCTTCTTGCCGGACGCGACCACGGTGCCGGCGGAGACGTTGCCGGCAGAAGCCTGGGCGGTGAGCGAAAAGGAAGTTCCGGAAAGGATGGTGGCGACAGAAAAGTGGCCGGCGCCCTCGATGTAGACTGGCTGGCCTACCGCGACCCAGGCGGTGTTTGCGACCGTCACCGTGACGGACCCGCCGGAGGCGGGCATCACGAACGGCGACGTGGTCGTGGTGAAAGGGGAGACTCCGTTGGTCCCGTTGGTCCCAGGTTCTCCCGGGTCGCCCTTGGGGCCTCGAGGCCCGGGGATGCTGGAAATCCGAGGGAGGGAGCCGAGCGGGAGTTCGTTCATGTGACGGAGACTGCGCTCAACGCTTTTTGCGGAGCGACTTCACGATCAGGATAATGAGGTGAGCGATGGTCAGGAGCGCGATCAGCGTCCCAAGATACACGTTGAGCTGCTCGATGGTGAGCATGGCGAGGAGGCCGCCGACTCCGGTCACCGCGGTTTTGTGTACTTCCATTGTCGTGCTAAAAAGAAGCGGAGCCCCGGCGAACCAGGGCTCCGCTACATGGAAACCTATCAGTCAGCGGACGCCTTGGTCAGGATGCTGTAGCCGAGCTCGGGGAAGATCGGCTTCGCACCGCAGCGGATGTCGGCCAGGTAGTAGCCGAGGTTGCCGCGGTCGTTGTCACCCTGGAAGGTGCGCTGGTTGATCCAGTTGAACTCGCCGATGTAGTTGAACGGCTGGAAGCTCATGCCGCTGAACTGCGTCGGGTCCGTGGTCTCGAACTTCGCCTCCCAGACCTGGCGGCCGAGGATGGTAGCGACTTCGTACTCGGCCAGGCCACCGTTCACACCGTTGAGGTTGTAAGCGGCGTTGGCGATGTACTTGCGGCCGACCGTCGCCGCCGTGTTGGAGGTCGGGTAGATCGAGTTGGCCAGCGTGAGATCCGCGGCCGAAGCGATGCCACCCGACTTACCAAAGCGGATCGGGAACAGGTCGACGACCGGCAGGAAGCCGTTCACCGCGCCATCGTAGCCGAGCAGCTCCAGGTTCTTCGCGGGCTCGAAGTACTTGACCGAGTCCTTGATGGTGCTGTCGGTGAACAGGCGGGCGATGGTGCCAGGGCCGGCGTGCAGCGGAATCACCGGGCGACCCTTGCCGTCACGGCCGACGGCGAGTTCGTCGGCGAGGCCGTTGCGGCAGAGCTGCCAGTAGATCTGCTTGAGGTGGTCCCAGCCGAGGTAGTCGTTCGGCAGGGAAGCGCCGATGCCGGTGAAGTCCGCGGCGGTGGATTCAGCGACGATGAGCGAGCCGCTGGTGCGGGTCACCGCCTTGTTGTTCACCTGGGCGATGTTCTGGATGCGATACCAGTCACCCCACCAGACGTTGATGTACTCCGAGAGGGCGCGCTCGAAACCGGCGACGGTCTGGGCGGCGTCCACGGCGCGCTTGAGGTCGCTCAAGCACACCACGTCGGTGTTGAAGCTCGTCTGGAAGAGCTTGAAGGTGCGCTGAATCTCGCCGCGCTTGATGGTCGTGGCGATCGGAGCGCACTCGGTGTTGCCCACACCGTCGGAAAGAGTCACCTCCGACATCGCGGTCGGGTAGGCGGTCGGCAGCTCATGGGTGAGCGTCCGGACGGTGGGCGTGCGACCTTCAGAGAGGTCGAAAGCACTCATGGGAACCAGAGTGCGGAATGGATTGGAACGCCAGAGCTTCTGGTAAACAGTCTTGTGGAACTGATTCCGGCGCTCGACGAAGTAGTTGTTGATGTCAGCCATTGTCGGAAAGGATTAAGGTTAGGTGTCTGTCCGGGTCGCGCTTGCGCGTTTCCCAGCGGTCGCCAGCCGCCCTTGTGAGCTTTCCGATCCGCCGGTTTGCACATGCACCCCATATAATGCATAGTTAGTGGTTGGTTGGGAGTTTATATTAACCCAGTTGCCGAGTAAGTACTCTGCTTCAGTCAGACCAAGGATTTTGTGTATTGGCATATCAATGGTTACCGTATTTTGAGCCACTGATTGTAAATATACACATGTTTTAGATCTGGCATATGGTTGAGAGCACATAACCGCTGTTGTAACATTCGCAGCTGTAGCAGATGGAATTGGCTCATTACCCATTGGGAACAAAGTTAACGAAAAATTGTCAGTCCCGCTCTGTGGTACTCCAGTCACTTTGAGTCTAGTTCTGTGCACTCGATACTGTTGATACAATGCTGC